GCATCGCTCACACCAACGCCGGCTGAACCGATGAACATGGTCAAGTCACTTAAGGACATGTATGGCGAGATGGATGGAGAAGGCATGGAAGAAGAAGAGATGATTATCCCTGTCGCGCCAGGAGAAGACGTGGCGACATTCGTCGAGTCTGTCTACGGCGACCTCGACAAGGAGATGGTCCACGAAGGACTCGAGGCGCTCTACGAGCGTCTGTGTGCTGGTGTTACAGCTGCATATGACAGTGGACTCGGCAGTGGACATGTGGATGCCATCATCGATGCATTCGCCAACCGTGCGAAGGAACTGAACAGCAAAGTGAAGGACCCGGTCGCTGAAGCGCAAAGCCTGAAGGCTATGCTCGAGCGTCCTACGTCCATCCGCGAAGTGGAGCGACGCCTGCGGGATGCAGTCCGTCTCTCCAGGGCTGAATCGACAAGATTCGCCAAAACCATCTGGAACGAGCTTCGGGACGAAGTATCGAGCGAAGATGTTTCTATCGTCGAATATACGAGCGATATCGAGGAAGCGAAGTCCGCTCTCCTCCGTGAGCTCATGATCTTGGAGTTAAGTCAATGACAATCGAACAACTCGAAGGACAGCGCCAGTCGACTATCGCTGCCGCTAAGGAAGTCCTCATCAACGGTGGAGATATGGCCGAAGCCACTCGCCTCCATGCAAATGCAAAGTCCCTCTCTGAGCGCATCGAGATGCTCAAGGAGTTCGGCAACGTGCCTGCTCCTGTCGCTTCTGAAGCGCATAAGGCTGAGCCATGGAAGTCCGGCGGTGTAACCCGTAACCCATTCCCTGGTACTCGTGAAGAGGCAAACTTCAAGGCATACGCCTTCGGACAGTGGGTCCGTGGCGAAGTCCTTGGAAATGCTAAGGCTGCACGATGGTGCGCTGAGAATGGCGTCAAGTCACAGACCGAAGGCGACAACGGACAGGGTGGATACACTGTCCCTGAAATCGTTTCGTCCAGCCTCATCTGGCTTCGCAACGAGTACGGTGTAGCACGTCGCTTCTCCCGTATTTACCCGATGACATCTGATGTCCTCAATGTCCCGAATGCATCGACTTCGACCACGACTTATTATCCTGGTGAAGCCACTGCAATCACTGCATCCGACATCGCATTCACGCAGGTCGCACTCGCAGCCAAGAAACTCGCCATCCTGACCATCGTGTCCAAGGAACTCAACGAGGATACCGTCATCGACTTCGGTGCTACTTTGGCACAGGACTTCGCATACGGTCTCGCACTCGCTGAAGATGCAGCTGCATTCCAGGGCGACGGTACATCCACGTATGGCTCCATCACTGGAATCATGCCTCGCATCAAGGCTCTCTCCGGAACCTTCTCGAGCATCGCTTCCATGGTTGTCGGACCATCCGGCTCACAGACCAACCTCTCGAGCTTCACGCTCGCGAACTTCCAGTCCATGGTCGGCAAACTTCAGCCATACGCCACGAACCCACGCTGGTACATGCACAAGAATGTTTTCTACAACGCTGTCGCAGACAAGTTGATTGCACTCTCTGGAAACTCCATCATGGACATCCAGAATGCATACGGTCCTGAACCAACACTGTTCGGAATCCCGATCTCGTTCGTTCAGAACATGCCAAGTGCAACCGGCGTATCTAAGACGCTTGCAGTCCTCGGAGACCTCTCGAAGGGTGTCGCGTTCGGTGATCGTCGTGGAGTCACGGTCGAAGTTTCTGACCAGGTGAAGTTCGTCGAGGATGCACTCACGTTCAAGGCGACCGAGCGTTATGCGTTCAACTGCTTCGACGTCGGAAACGTCACCGCAACCGTGGCCGATCAGGTTCCTGGTTCCATCATCGTTCTCCAGGCTGCCGCTTCGTAGGCTGTCTGACTTCGCAGTCAAGGGGAGCGGGATACCATTCCCGTTCCCTTTTTGTTTTACTAGGAATCGCTCATGCCATACACACGGACACAAGCACTTGAACGCCTCGCATGGATGGTCGCCAGTGACCAGTATCCACAGCTCGATTCGACTGCACTTCAGCAGCTCGTCGACGACCACGCACGCTGGTCGGTCTGGACTGCTTCCACAGCCTACGTGGTTGGCGACATCGTGATTCCGACCGTCGCGAATGGTCGACTGTACCAGTGCGTTATCGCAGGGACATCGAGCGCCACCGAACCACAGTTCCCACAGTGGACGCAGACGCTGAACTACACGGTGAACGACGGTGCCGGCGACCTTCTGTGGCAGGACATCGGTCCAGCCAATAACGAACGATATGACATCCGCGCAGCTGCGCGACAGGGATGGATACGCAAAGCATCGAGCATCACGCATCTCATCGATGTCAAGGATGGACAAGTCGACGCGAAGATGTCAGCACTCCGCGAGCATTGTCTCGACCAGGCTAAGCGATACAGCCCGATGGTGTTCGTATGATTCCAGCACCATACGTCACCGCGCTCAAAGTGGCGCTCGCGAACTACGCCTACAGCGACCGTGTGCAGATCTGGCGAAACGTGAACCAGTCTGACGGTATCGGAGGCATCAGCCAACACTGGATACAGGTGGCTGAGATTCGCGCCACAATCGCCAACACAGGCGATTCTGAAGGCATTGTCGGCGGCATGATTGAACAGGCTGGCACATGGACGCTGACCTGTTCACCTGAAGTCGAAGTGAAGGCCGATGACCGAATCTACACATCAGGGAATCCGCAGAACCTCGCGCCATACTACGAAGTGATCGGAAGCGATTGGGGACATTCGAACGAAGTCAGTCAAACAATCGCGCTCCGCTCGAGGTCAAACGGTTAACCGACTGCGTGATGCGAGATATCCGACTGTGCCACCATATTAGAGTGAAGATGTACAGTGGAGTGATGGTATGACATTAGAGGTCGTTGTAGCGCTGATCGGACAACTTGTCCTGGTATTGGGGGCCGTCATTGGAACCTATACCAAACTGCAGGTAAGCATCAACGTGCTGACAGTGAAGCTCGAGAACGTGAATGCCACATTGTCCGGACAGGCACAGGAAGTGCGACGCATCGAGGAGCGCCTCGGTAAACTCGAGAGTCGTGTCGCTATGATCGAGGGGAGTTTGCAAAGATGAATTCAATATCAATCGGTCGGCTGGTCGTGGTTGTCCTGATCGCCTTCGTTGCGAGCTTCTCGACTGTATTCGGTGACGGCATCCGTACCGCTGAAGCAGACACGCTCGCCGAGCTGGGAGCAGTGATGGCACTGTACGGAAGTAAGGCAGTAGCGGCGGGTGTCTCCGCTGCGGTGAGTAGTGTGCTGGCGTTCTTGACGATGCCTTTCAAGGGTACGGACATGAACGCGCTAAAGGTGGGTAAATGAATCTGCAAAACTTCCGCTTAGAGCCTAATCCGAACGTACCAGGTGATTGGATTGTCTTTGGTGACATCTACGATGACCAAGGTAACCTGCTCGGCACGTTTGGCGAGAATGGTACAAGTGTGTTCGGTTGGTGGGCGTTGCAAGATTCATTCTTTCAACAGAATTACTGCACCCAATTTTCGGTAATTATGGCGCAGGAAATCGTGGTGGGGGCTGCTGAATAATGGCTACTTACTATGTGAGACCCGATGGAAACAATGCCAACGCAGGGACTGGTTCGACCGTAGGGCAAGCGTGGCAAACGGTGCAATATGCACTAACTAATGCCACTCTAACCACTGGTGTGAACTATATCTACATTGCACCCGGCGTTTATCGTGAATCATTGACTCTGAACATCACTCCGACATCATCGAATACTTTGGTCATTTCAGGAGACCCAACAGCGGCACAGTTTAGTGGCGTGACACAAGGTGTTGTTCGGCTCACAAACTTTGCTACTGATACCGCTAACCCTACGTCGAGTCGTGTATTTTTCGCATCAAGTAAATCGTATTTCACATTAGAGAATTTATTCATAGACGGTTTTCACAATAGCGGAACCTTTGATTCGGGAATGGTTCAAGCATCAAATGCTACCAATGTAACGATTCGTAAATGCTCAGTGGTCAATACTTCTACAGTGACGTACGCTTGTGCTGGTTACATTTCAGTTTCTTCAAATAACACAAACGTTGTTGTAGAACGTAGTTATTTCCAAAGTTCTGTTCCATTGATGATTGAGATGCCAACATCAGGCACAGTTTATAATCCACAGGTAATGATTCGGAACTGTCATATGGTTGGCAATGCTACTGCACTTTTTATTGGTGGTGTAGGTACTAATACATCAACCAGTAATGGTGTAAATGTTTACAACTGCACTCTTGTTGCACAAAACCTTGTTTTGCGTATGGCAACATCAAACACATCCACTAAAACAACACTTTACAACACGTTGCTTTTAGGTTTATCAGCCAGTTCTGTTGGAATATATTTAGAGTTTGCAAACGTTTTGACTGAAAATTACAACAAAATACGAGGAGCATCAACAGGTTTTAACATCTCATCATTTGGAGCAAATACAATAACTGCTGGTGCGTACGGTATAGATTTAAACTATTCTCGGCTAGTTGGACTCCCAAATCTGTCGGCTTTACAGAGTTATTATCTAAGTCCAAACGCAAACGCTGGAACATCAACAGGCGCACCGTCTACCGATATATACGGCGTAGCGTGGACTGGGCCAAATCCTGACATCGGAGCTGGAACGTACAACGCATCTGTCGGCGCATATGAACCAACAGAGCGCAACGCTGGTGTAATAACGATTGCACCCGGTAGCACTTCACAGAGTATTGAGTTGTACTTAGGTGTAACCGGTTTGACCTCATCGTCCTCTGGTCTCTCAGCCCGCTACAACCGCACACGCACAGCAAGCGTATCTATCCCGCTGGTAGCCCGTACAATCGCTCAGGCGTGGACTGATGGTGGCTTTGCGGAGGTAGACGCAACCAATATGCCGGGCGTGTATCGCCTCGACCTTCCTGATGCTGCTTTGGCGGCTGGTGCTGACGATGTCACGATTGTTGTACGTGGTGCAAGCGGTACTAACGGTGCGGTGATGACAATCAAACTGTCCTCTGGTGGCTTGACATCTGCACAAACTGCATCGGCTGTATGGGATGCCGCGACTGCTTCGTATACGAATAATGGTTCATTCGGCTTGAACGTCCTTCGTGCAGATCAGCAGAACAAAGCAGGAAATGTCACGCTGCATTCTTCTGGCAATGTCAATCGTGTCGATGCTGATGTTCATGCAATCGCCAACGACACGGACGCCGCCACGGAACTCAAGGGTGCGCTCCTTCACAATGGCACAGACTACATCTCCGCAGATCTGTTGACGCCAGTGTCAGCTGCAACGAGCGTACACATCGGCCCTTATCAACTCCTGGCTGATGGCCTCGGAGCAGACCAGCCGCTCGATGTGAACGTCGGAACCGCGACCAGCATCGATGTCCAGGTAACAGACGCGAACGGCACTGGCATCGACATCACTGGTGCAACAGTCAGCGCGAAGGTATACAACTCTGGTGGAACGCTGGTCGCAACGTATGCCGGCACTGCGACGTATGCGGACAATGGGCGCCTATCCTTCGGTCTTACGACTACGGTGACAAACACTTCAGGCACGTACACTGTGACTGTGACCAGGACAACAGGCGCAAGCGACACGCAGGTATTCGGACCATTGAAACTCTATGTGAGGCCAGTATGAGTGTGAACATCATCAACATCACCGAGGACCCAGAACAGGTTGTCCAGGTGGCTGCATGGGTCGGTGACTGGCACACATTCGTCGTGCGTCTGGTCGATGAGAACGGCTCACCGATTGACATCACTACAGGCACGCTGTCAGCGACGTACACGAACGCAGCGACAGGCGTGGCGTATTCCTTCGTGACTGGTTCCGTGACGCTCACAAAGTCACTGTCGTCACAAGGTATCGTCACGATTCTTAACCCGGCTGCGTACCCGACAGCAGCTGTGATTCGCTTGACATTGTCGCTCACTGTGTCGACCACGGTGCGACGCTTCGGTCCACTGCTCATCGAGGTCCTCGCTCCGTGACAGTCAAGGTCGACCTGTCTGGCTTCGACGATGCTGAGCATCGTTTTCGTGTGCTGTCTATCTGGCTTCAGGAGACGGCGGCGAAGGCTATGCGTCTGATGATTGCATCGATGACTGGTCAGAAGTCTGGTCGGGTTTACAAGATCGGGAAGAACAGGACGCATCAGGCATCCGCGCCAGGACAAGCACCAGCTGTACTCACAGGCGCTTTGCGTTCGTCCATCACTGTAGGTCGCGTCAATGACTACGAGTACGTCGTGAGTATCGCCGCGCCATACGGGAAGATTCTCGAGTTCGTGAAGAACAGACCATTCGCGATTCCTGCATCCGACAAGGCATGGGCGGCATTCACGAGCGTTGTGAGGAGATACTTCAATGGTTGAGAGTCTAGTCGTCGACGAGTGGATCTATGACACACTCACAGCAGATGCGACGCTCCAGGGACTGCTAGCGGTGGACAATCGCGCACCAAACTATCAGCAGGGAATCTATCTGTACCTCGCTCCTGAGAAGGACCCTATATCCCTGCGGCAGCCACAAGTTCCCTACATCGTGGTGCGTCACACTGATGGTGGACAGACTGACGAACAGTCAATGTGTGGTGGCCGTATCGTGACGACATCAAGCCATCAGGTGTGGTGCTGGGATACACAGTCCGGCGCGGTATCGATGGCGCGTATCAAGGGCATCGTGGACCGCATTGACACGCTTCTAAACAAGCAGACAGTCGATTCGACCACTCCTCCATTTTTCCTGAATCGAACGAGCGTGAGCTCATCGGTAGACGTGAGCCAGGATGGTCGCGTCGACAATGGCATAGTGCAACTGTACACAGCCACAATAACTCCATAGAGGTAACTATCAATGGCTCGTCCACTACTCGCAAAAGACGTCACACTGACGATCACATTCACCGCAGCTGCACTCACGGGTGACACGACTGCACTTCCGACAACGACCGCAACCAGCATCGTCTGTCTGGCAAAGTCGTTCTCCTCGACTGTCAGTCAAAACATGGTTAACGCCACGGCATTGTGCGCGGTCTACGAAGCATCCCTGCCGACGACACAAACCGGAACAGTGAACCTCGAACTG